AACGGCGAATTCAGCAAGTGAATTTCCTTTATTACTCTTTATTTTTTTCATTAAGTTTATGAACATTTAGTTCTCCTCTAACTTATTTAAATGGGGTTTTTCCTTGTGATAAACCCTTTCCTACCTTATATGTTACAAGAATCGTACCAAACTACCATGCTGCCAAAGCTTTTTTTTAAGTGTTTATATTGTTAGATTTACATCTATGAAAAATAGGCAAAAAAAAAGTACTCAAGTGAGTACTTCTTTATGTGTATCATTTTGTTATAACAATAAGTTACACTAAATGTATGATTATGTTACATGATAAAAATAAGGGGGAAATGGGAGTAGTGATGGAGCTACCATGTACATCCCAAATCCCACAGATTTTCTCTCAATTCAACGACCAGTGTGTGGTATATTTCTCTTAGTCGGAAAGGAAGTTACCAAAGAACAAGACTATTAGTCACTATTCTTTCTTCCTTACATCTTCCCTCAGCCCTTGGTCAACTAGCCTACTTATTTTACGACCTAACGGGTCCAGAACTCTCTTGAGATTTCTGTTTTGTAACCTTATCCTATTTTTCAAAAAACTAATTCTTTGGGATTTCAAATTGGTAGAAATCCCGAAACCACCATCTTTTTCAAATTATCGTAGAAAAAGACAAAAACCACGAATCTGGCCCGATGGAAGGGGTTCGAACCCAACAGCCATTCTAACGAAACTCAAGTCATCAACTCTTTGTCTCTCTGACAACCAATACTCCGATGGGTGATTAATCCATCGTTAAGAGCGTCATCGGATTGGTCTACTCAAGTGAGAGATTTTAACTCTTACAGGACTTTCACCACTCTTTCACCGAAATCTTCTTATGTGACTTTACGCCCTTAGTCACTTTTCAATGTTATCCCAATCTAATGGGTCGGGCTTAAATCAGTATTTTTAACATATCTCTCATTTCCTATACCTTAATATACGAAGAATGCAAACAAAAGTCAAGAGCTTTTTTCACTTTTTTCAAGCTTTTTTATGGATGAAATGGAGCTCCATCAAGAATAAACATTATAACCATTAACATATATAATAGAGCTATACATACTAACCCCATTAACATATCTTTTACATTTTCTTTTATGTTAGACATAACCTACCTCTTTATTAACTATTTTGGTCAACTGACCAGCATATTTTAACATTTTCTTACGAGCTATTTTCATTTGTTTAAATGTAAGAAAATTAGTCTTATTATAAAACTTTACAAACGAACTCATAATATCACCATCAACACCACTAAAACCTACTCCATTATTATAGTAAGTTCCACCATTTTCCTTTTCATCTTCAGTCTGTAAATCATATATTCGTTTCATACCACGAATGACAGCGTCATCACGACTTTCTATCAAACCTTTAATTTCTTCTTTAGTCCAAACTTTCATCATATCAAATAATTAGGACCTGTCCAAGCATACCAATCAGAACTACCATCAAAAATTGAACCTCTAACGTGTTTAGCAGGAGCTCTCCAACCAGCCGCTTTAAATACATCACCAACAAAGTAAGGAATACCTTTCAACATACCATCTGTTTTAGCAACAAATCCCCAAACAGAATTATCATGTATCACTTTATCAAATTTCCTACCAGGACTAATACTTAAAACAAGACCATCTGGTTTATAAGTTTTAGATGGATTCCAAGATTTATACTTATTATTGATTCCAATAAGTAAATCACTTATCGCTGAATCATACATTTTTTTGTTTTCTTTATTCATTTTATCCTCAACTTCTACCTAAATATAACGATAATGCAAACAAAAGTCAAGAGCTTTTTTACTTTTTTTATAACCTATATTTTCCTATCCTTCTCCCAAGACTCTATATCTATTATCGAATAAATTCGAGTTGGTATAACATTTAAATCATTCTCATTTGTTAACAATAACGAATTTCTATACTCTTCCCAAGGAATAGGAAATGTCTTGTCGAGTACACCATTATTCTTTTCTCGAATGATTTGATTTATTGCGTTTATTGTATATAAACTATTTGTTTGTTTCTTTCTATGTAACGAAATTGTATCTCTTGTATCCGAACCTGCAAAGTCATAATCACCTGTTATATTGTATGTACATATTAATTCATGATGGTCATTCTCATTAGTGAATACATAAATTTTATTGAATAGTATTTCATGGCATGCAATGATTAGGTCTATGGTATCATAGAGTTTATTCCTTTTCGTGAATGTACATAATAGTTGAGATTTCATTAGATAATATCTTTTAATTTTTTATCAATATCAAAAGCCCCTATAATAGCCTGACCTTCATAATTTTGAGTTATACGACTTGATGAATTAGTACCAGTTCTTACCTTAACATAAAATTTACCAGCTTCGGCTATTTCTTGTAATAAATAACAAGTAATTACATAATAAACGTTCTTAGGATTCTGCTCACTTTGTGGATGTATATCAATACCAATTAACTCAATATTAATATCATCTCCATCAAATCTTTTCTCTACCGTTTCCGCTGTACCTAAATAAGAATATGCTTTATCACCAGTTTCCATCTTACCATATACTTTCCAAAGTGGTTGATTAGTAGCTCCAAACAACATTTCAGTAATTAAATCTGCAATTATCTTTTTTAATTTAGAACTTTTACTTGTTAAATCTCCAACCATTTCTAATGTGGCCATATTAGCTATTAAATTAAAAACAACTTTAGTACCTGGTTCTTTATCACCTTTAACCGCAGGTATCTTCTTTAATTTCCCCAATTCTTTTATTACACCATAACCCAAATCACCAATATTATTTAGTTTCTTTTTTACAACACCAACTTCTTTAGCCAAATTAGAATACGCTTTTGCTGGACTATTATATATAGCTTTTACAGTAGCTCTCGTAGGAGCATTCATATCACCTTCCATTAACAAATTAACATCGTCTTCTGTCCACTCTTTAATTGTGTAACCACTTGTTAATTTATTAATAGTTTTTGCTTTTATTGTTGCTCCATCATTAAATGATTTAGAAAAGAAACCTTTAAGTTTTGATAATCCACTATTGACCAAATTCTTTGCTTTAGTAAAAATAGAAGAAGTAAAACTTTTTACCTTATCCCATAAACCCTCATAAATCATTTGCTCAATTTCATTAGGTTCATAGTGTGATAATAAATAATTTGAAGCTTCTTTGTTACTCATTCCAAGACTATATGTACCCCTCAACTTTTTAGAAAATTTACCAATTTGGGAACTTCCAACACCTTTTTTAAGAGATGCTTGCATATAAATTATTTTATCTCCCAATTTTACCGTTCCATCTGATTCATTTCCTACAATTTCATTTGTATCATCTTTTAATGCTTTTAATAATGTACTAGCATCTACATTTGATAATATAGCGTCTGGTGTAGCAGTTTTAGCACCTTTTCTTGTAATACCTCTATTTACTTCTGCTTTATAAAAATCCATAATCTTATCATGAATAAAATTAGGTTTAAAACTAACCTTCTCGGCTACAAATACTAACATTCCCCACGCTAAACCACCAGCTACAGCAATATCTTGTAAATTATTTTCATAAAAATTAGGAACACCATCTTCCATTTTTAATTCAGGTAATGTAAAACCTTTTATCAAACCTACTCCGGCCGAATTCCAATCACCAGCTTTTCCTAATCCCTTTAATAACTCTTTTTTAGCTTTATCACATAAATCTATTATAGATTTACATTGTTTTTTAAAATCATTTATATCGTCTTTCTTTGTGATTTTAATTTTTTTAAATACTTTTGGTGATTCTAATAAATCAATAAATGGTTGTTGTGATACACCAGTTGTTCCTATTAAAGCCGCAGTTTCCATCATAGCCGTATTTAATGACGCATCTTGATTACTACCCTCATTTAATATAACATTTGGTATAAAAATTGGTTGAACCCCATCTATTAATTCTAACGAATAACCAAAATCTTTCATTACATCACGTAAAACTGTTCTATGATATCTGTTAGTATAGATTGGTGCCCTACCACTCATCCTATCTGACCACTCTTTTACTAATTTGTCGTAGTTAATTTTCATTTGTGTATATGTCCACCATTTTGTTTATACCATTTATGATATTGTGATATGTTTCCTACAACAACTGGAACATTACCAGAAGCAGTTCCAATAAGTTTTTCAAGTTCAACTTGTTGTACACCATTCATTTTATCAATAACTTTATCTAATACAAAAACACTTTTAATTTTAGTATCATATACTAAAAGTTCATTCCAAGCTTGTCTTTGCCAATGTTTATTACCACTAAGTGTTGTATCTGGTTCTACAAGATGTTTTTTAATTTCTTTTTTATGTTTTAACATCCATTTATTTGATAAGTCAATATACTTAACAATCCATCTATTTGCAAGCATGTTTTTTTGTTTTTTAGTTTCATCGGAATCAGTTTTGAATCCCTTCTTTCTCATTTCTTTTTCTATTCTCTTTTCTTCTTTTTCCCATGTATCCCATCCATATATACCAGCTTTCTTACGCATAAAATAATGGTCATTTTGAGCATCCACATCACACATCCAAGGAGTAAAAAACCATGCCCGTCCTTGTTTATCTCTCCCCGTGGCCATATCCATAATCTTTCTTGCCAATAAATTTCCTTGTATGTGAAACACTATACCACCAGTTGTTTGAATACCACCACCTGTAGCAAGTTTAGAGTCTATACCCATACGAGTAAATGCGGAAACAGGTTTCTTATTACCAAGTACATTTTTTACAAACTTAATATTTTTTATATCTGTCGCATGAAAAGCATTTACTGGTATTTTTTTACCTAATACCTTGTCTACTATCCCCGTTGTAAGTGGTACATTCTTTCCTTTTAGAACATAATCCATTACTTTTTCTGTCCATGCGGGATATGTCTTACCATCAAGTTTTACTTGTCCACCCTTTTCTACTAATAAATCTTTCAACTTAATCATTAAATTTGTCCGTTATATTTTCCATTTTATGATAGTTTTGCCCCTTTGCGATTTTCACTGGGTACATACCACCTTGTTCTAAAATGTCCTTTACCATACCAATAAACCCCAACCCGTCACTAATTTTGAAGTCAAATAGAAATGAATCGTAACTATAAAGAACTAACTTGCTTTCATAATTTTCTATCTTAGGAATCAATTCCGCAAGAACTTTCATATTATTCTCCGTCTCCATCAACTGAATAAGGTAATTGAATACTTTATTCTTATTCATTTCGGATAGATTATCTCTATATATTCTCTTATTATAAATATCAGATGTTATAAAAGCTTCATCTTTATAGGTCTTCCAAGTCTTTTCTATATAATCATGAACTTTACCAAAAAATGGATTCATTTGAACCACTTCTATTGGAATATGACCATACAAATATTTAAATGAAAGTTTTTTACTTTCTTCATAATCACACCCATAAAACTTTGCCATATGTTTATGTACTGAACCATTAGGAAATTTATAATCAACCACATCACCAATCAACCTTAAATGATATGCGTCATAATCCATCTCAACCAACATTCCACCATCAAATCTACTAATATATTTTTCTCTACTACCATCAGTTTTATTTAACGCTGCAAAATTAGTACCACCAAATCTATTTGATGGTCTTCCAGTTGTTGTATATGGATTATACTCTGAATAAACTAATCCATCTTTGGTCATTAAACCATGTTGTTCTATATATTGTAAACTTTCTAATACATCAAAATTATAAGTCTCATAACAAGTTGGTTGTTTACCAAGAGCCGATACTTTTATTTTATCAACAACTTCTCTACACCACTCAACGTGTTTCAATACAGGAACAACACAATTTAAATTAGAAAATTTATAAAAACGAGTATAAAAGTGTTGATGAGCATTAGTTATTATTTCATCAATCATAAGTGGTTCATTTTTTCGTAAATAATGCATCAATTGAATATCACATACATTCTCCCACTTTACAAAATGTAATAACTTCTTTTTATCATAAGTATATACATTTTTTGATGTCCGAGTTAATGTAATATATTTGTTATCTAAATTAATAGTATCAGAATGTTTAAATGGTAAAACATATTCATCCGTAGAATCATTAAGTAACCTAATATAAAATAGGCATAATTCTGTATCAATTGGATGTTTATTTACATCACATTGTATAGGAATAACTACGGAATCGTTTTCTTCAAACTCTACCATGAATTTTTCCCACTCTTTGTGCGATTCAACTATAACCATTGACATAACCTTTACTTGTTAATAAATAGTTTAATACTTAGTCATTCTTTCAAGCTTTTTTATTAAAATCTGTTTTCTACCTAACTCTGGTGAATATCTGTATTCATCTAACGCTGTAATTGGTAAATCCGAAACTCCTTCAACAAATTTATCGGCTTTTTCAATTTGACCTATATTATCTGCCGCAACTTTTTCTCTTTTACCCTTAATTGACCATTTAATTTTAACTTTTTTATAAGTTTCTGGTACTTTCCCAAAACCACTTGGGTCAATCTCAATTGCTACAGCTTCTGGATTAGACGCCATTTTTACAAAAGAACGCCAAATAAATCCTTTTTTAACATCAGAAGGTTTAACTTTTGGTTTAAAAGGAACTGGTACATAACCAGGTTCAAAATCTTTAGCTGTTGTATATTCTTTAAAATCTGTTCTACCAGCAACCCTAACTATAACTTCAGATTTATATTCATCAAAATCACCACCAGTAACATATATTTCTCTTCCATCTGTTATATACATTATATGATATGGTATATCTGGACTAACCCACGCTTTATCAGTATATTTAAAATCATTTACACCAGTTTTTCCAGCATAAGTTTCTATTCTGTTAGACATTTTGGTTAATTTTTTTATAAGATTTGTACTTTTAGACATAAATTTTTCCTATATTACCTAACTTTACCATCTGAAGTATAATGCCAATGTCCAGCTTTTCCAAGAGCTTTTTGTCTTGCACCAACGTCAGCTTGCAAGCGGTCTTGGCGTGTTTCTTGTCCTGTCGCTCTATTTGTTTCTTTGACACTTCCGTCTGAGAATGTTCTATATTCAACAGCCTCGTATACTACTGTCCACACAAAAGAACTGGTGTATTCTTCACCAGAAGACGTTTCAGATATTCTTTCGAATTCATACGTTGCTGGTATCTGAGTATTTATTGTTGGTGGAGGCGGTGGCGGTGGAGGCGGTGCCGGTTCTTCAAAAGTTTGTTCTGCTAATAACGCGTCCATTTCAGTATTATCAATTTCTACATCACCTTCCATTTCTGCTTCTTCACCTGGTATTAATATTTTAGGTCTTTTTGGTGGTGGAAGGGCTGGTTTATAATCTGCTCGAGGCTTTCTCTCCAATGTAAATTCTTGATTTAAACCCAAATTAGTTCTTGTTTTACCTTTAGTTGGAATCATAGCTACACCAGCTTCTTCTTCATCACCAACTTCTTCTTCATCCCCACCTTCTTGCATTTCAGCTTCCGTATTTGCAGTATCTACTTCTTTTTCTAATGTAGTAATTTCTGCAGTCAATACTTCATCTTTAGGAACATCAACAATAACAGGCATTGTTTTACTATCTGTAGTTGAAGTAGCTTCTGCTACCTGTTCTATCATTTCACCTTCTAATACAGGTGGCTTTTCGGCCATTCTCATTAAACCTCTTATTGTAGTTACCCAACCATCAGTTCCTATACTATGTGATATATCTATTGCTTGAAACGCTACCCAACCATTATATTCTGGTGGTAAATAATTTGTAGTAAAAGCATTACCAGGAACAATACCACCTATCCCAGTAAGTTGAATTTCTATCTCTAAAGGTATAAGTAATGGTCTTGTTGTTAAACTACCTGTAGGACCAGTGGTAATTATCGCTCTCATTATTTCATTCCACTTAAATGCTCCTTCTGTTTTTAACGCTCCATATTCATCATACATTTTTCTTTCATCAAAATTCCCTGTATAAATCTTATTATGAACATCACCATCTTTTATAGCACCTTCTTTAATACCTTTTATAGCGTCTATATTACTATAGAATACCGTTTCTTGTTCTTTTCTCTTTTTTTCTCGGTCAAGCATTTCTTGACGAGCTTGTTCTTCAGTAGCCTCACGGTTATTATCTGCCGTTCCATCCCCTAATACGGCCGTTATCAATAATTCTGGCCCACTTGTTAACGATAATCCAAAATTTGCATCCATTGTTATTGCTGTCCCATCTGGGTCATCATACGTAAATCTATCACCGTTATATCCAAAAGTTCCATATTCCCATGCCATTTTCATATCACCAAGTGATTTATCTGGATGTTTACCAATTGATTTACCATATCTAATAGACGATGGGTTTCCAGCAACGGATGGTGCGTTACCTTTACTATTTGCTCCAAACATAGCCGCTGTTTGCATAGAACTTGGTAATTTAGCTGTTAAACTATGTCCTTTTACAAGACTTTTTTCATTCATAACATTAAAAACAAATAATTTCCCCTCTACATTTCCATCTACTAATCTACTTACACCGTCAGGGCCTGAACCTAATAAATCTACAACTTTATTTTCACTATAATTTTCATCAGTAACCATAACTCGACCAACACCATGTATTTTACTTGGAAAAGTTGCATCAGTAACTTTTAATTTCCAAATACCATATTCTTCATTTAATTGATTGAACATATTTTGCATACCACTTTCTACAGAAGTTATTCCTGTAAAAGCTTGTTTTATTACTTCCCAATGTATTATAATATTTCTTAAATATCCAGATGTAGGGTCATCTGGAACTGCAAAATTAGAGAAACCTTTATCATCTGCCGCGTCTTCTAAATACTTTCTTAATTCACGAGTCCTATAAGTATCATAATCTAAATTAGAATAATCCATATTACTTTGATGAAACCATTGACCAAGAAAAATAAATTTTTGTGGATTTGAAGTAAGTAAATGTTCATGATTACATATTTTAACAGATTCCCATCTCCACCTATTTGTCTCACCAACTAATTTTGGTTTTCCACCTTCCATCATAGGTACAAGACTTCTAAATGTTGAAAGTAATTTACCATCTGTATTTACTTTTCCTAAAAATTTACTTAAAATATTATCTTCCATCCAACCCCACGATACATATGGGCCTACAACTTGATTTCCACCTTGTTCGAGTTTAGGTCTCAATATACCAGCTGGTTGTTTTGCTGGTGGTAATGGATTTGTGCCCCATAACTTTCCTGGTGTTGTAACTAAACCTTCTATCTCATTATCTAATTGTTCTACAAATTGTTCAAGTGTTGGAGCATAACTTTTATTATCTGTTATTTTTCCGCTCTCCTTTTTCCCGGCACCCTCAGGTGTTCTACCACTACCATCAGCGGCTGGAGCTATTTCACTTTTTGTTTGTTGTCCTAAAGTATTAACACCCATTGAAGTAATTTCCGTAGTACAATCAAATCCACCATCATCGCGAGTCTTCCATTCAAAATTCTTAATAAGACCAGCCATAGCATCATACTTACCTTTATTCTTCCATATCATATCTTGAATTTCTTCATATGCCGTACCATCTTTTATATCTTTTTTACTAAAAAATGTCACATCGGAAAAATCACCTACACTACTCCAACCCCATTCTAAAACAACTGGTTTACCATGTGCTAAAAAGTGTGGTGTTAATCTTCCTATATCAGTATATGAATGACAAACCCAATTTACTGTAGCGTTTCTAATTGCTTTAGTAGAACCTGCAAATTCAACACTAACAGAAGTAATACCTGGTAATGGTCTAAACCTATCCTCGCGAAACATAACGTTATTTCCAGCTTTATCTGTATAACCATCCCCACCTTTATCAAATAAACTTCTATCATACATTTCTCTAAAACCACTTAGATGTTTAAATGTTGTATTTGTTCCTTCACCTTCCTTCATTAATTCACCACCCATTATACAAACAGTATCCATACCACCTCGTGGATTATTTTGTGTTACTACCTGTTGTGAAATTATTTTACCATCATCATCAAATTTTATATCAACTTTAATATCACCAATATTTTTCCCATCAGGCAGTGTTTCTTTGTCTTTTTCAGTATAATAAACATATTCCAAAGTAGAATCTATTGGTGAAAACATCCTAACCCATGATGATTTAGCATAAGTATCTTTTATTGCTTTACCAACATCAGCTTGCCCAGTATTAGGTGAAACGTCTCTCGCAAGAGCATTCTCCATTTCATGTAATGTTCTCCTAACGTCTGGATGTATCTCAGAAAGGTTTAACATAACCTAAGTCCTATTTGTTTAATCTGTGAAATTCTTGTAATATAGAATTTATATCTCTCGGTATACGAATTTTATCACCGACCTTTGGTCTTGATTCATGTGAATAACCATTAGCTTTTGCAAGAATCCACCAAAGTGTTGAGTCATTATAATATTTGTTTGCTAACCAATCAAATCTTTCAAAATCTCGAGCAAAATGAAATGTATCAGTATCCCTAACTAATATTTCTGGGTATCTCGTTATTTTAAGACTACGAACTCCATTCTTATCTTTTTTTACTTTAGTATATGAGTATCTATTCATTTTGAGTCATTACCTTCGTTATATTTGTTCCTGATGCATCAACAGGTGGGTTATTTTCATTATTAGATGGGTCTGTTAAAAAGTTTTCATATGGTTTAGTACCATCCATCCAAGGTAAACTAAAGTGTTTACCTGTCATTGATAACGCATAATTTCCAATAAATTTAAACCCTATTTGTATTGTTAAAAATTTAGGTAATTGTAATGGTTCATCTATATCCCAACCACCACTATCTTCTACAGTTACACCAATATTATCTATTAAACCTGGTGTATCTTTATATAAATTACCAATAGTTAATTCAACAAATGGTGGTGTCATTAAACGACCACCAGTTTCACCACCTTGTTTCCAAGTTGGATATCCAAGACCCATAAGATAATTAACTTTATCCCACAACGGAATCATTTCTTGTTTTGTATTAGGAAATACCTTAAAAGAAAATCCTATAGCTCTATCAGCTCCACCATATGTATAAACTTTATCTGGTCTACCTATATATTGTGATTCATTCCAACTTGGTGATATAGTATCACTAATACCTTCCAATGTTGCTCTAAATACTATATATTTCTCATTAACTAAATCTTTAAATTTAAATGGTATAAAATCTAAATCAGAATTTGTACCATATGGTGTCATATTAACTTTATCTGTCAATTCATTTGCGTATTTTCCAGTATGACCTTTTTTTATTAAACCTTTTATATTCTTATCCCAAACTGGTAAAATACCTGGTGTACCAGGTTGTCCAACTGAATACATTATCTCTTTACCACGATTTCTAAGTTCTCTATTCTTTTCATCACTATCTAAATTCTCAGTTTTAGAAACCTTTGATTCTGCAGGAGTTTTTAAAGTTTTCTCATATATAACATCATCTCTTACATTAGTTTCACCTGGTAAATCACCATACGCTGACATAGCATAATTTCTAATAGGGTCTCTATCAGTTATAACACTTGGTGGTTGTGGTATTAAAAGTCTTTGTACGTCACCTTCATCAACTATTGGTTTTATAACATCACTTGGTCGTGACCATTCTGGTACAGCGTTCATTTTTGAATCTGTTATACTAAAATATCTAGCTTGATTTACTAATAGTGATGGCCACCTCTCAACTGGATTAGATTTACCAGTATCACTATTTGGATGATGTTTCCACATCATACCACGAGCAAGTAATACTGACATACCATTACTATCTTCTCTATTATCAGGCCACTTAGACATAGGATGATACTTACCAATATTTGTACCAATAGAACTATTATCCCAATCATCCGTCTCTATATCAGTTCCCCACAAATTACTCCAAAATAATAATTGTGTATCATCATTACCAATTGCACCACTCTTTAAATCCTCATCGTCTGCATTTTTCCATATAAGACCTGGCCCTTGAGCTTTACCACTCATAACCAACGCTAATGAATCTTGATATCTTGTATATGGCCCACTATGTAAATCTCTAGCCCAATCCATCTCATTTAAATGACCACCTACCCATCCAACTCCGGCGTAAACTGATTTACCAACACTCAATGCTCCTTTACCAACTGTAGAAGTTATATTCTTACCTTTACTCCATATATTCTTAGTAGAAGTTTTAATCTTAGTCCAATCAATTTTAAATCCATCGGATTCAGTTTGTAAGATATCTGTTGGTACTTCAAGTTTAGCTCGTTGTTCGTGATGTGGAAAGTATGTACGAAATCTTTCAAGTATTGGTGCAATTGTTTTCGACCCAGCGGTAAACGCCTCTTTACCGAAATTAACAGCATCACCTGTAAAATTAATAGTACTCTTAGCGGCTCCTCCTAAGAACTCTAACGCGGCTCCTGCGGCTGATGCACCCGCTTCTCCAGCTTTACCAGCAACACCCTTTAATTTATCTATTAGTGGCCCTATAGGTTCTAATGCCGCAGTTAATGAATTACTCATCGAACCATGACTTTCTGCATGTACCATTGGTACAATAGATACTAATCCAAGTGGATTCCATTGTCGTGTATGTTCAAATGGATTTAATTTATAAAATAAAAATTGTTTAACACCAAAAGTAAGACCTTGTGGTGTAAGTATAAATTTTCCTATTCTTTTAACATCATCAACTGTTCTACCAATCATTGTACTTACCATACCAAGTCCTGGTACACCACTAACAGCATCAAGTCCTGCTTTATTACCAATTTCTTTTATAATAAATGGTTGGTCAAATCCTATAACATTATTATCTCTATATGGTAATTTATCATATTGTCCTTTTCTAAATTTAGCTTTTTCCAATTCACTTTCTACCTTACCATTAGCAGAATAATATTGATATGCGTCTGGAGTTTCTAAAGTTGGAAAGTTAAATGGTTGTCGTGGACTTCTACTCATATTTGGACTATTATCTGTTGTAACATTAAACCACTCAACCATTTCTGGTCTTTCAAGTGAAGTTATATCTGATAAATTAAATGGATTATTATCTGGTCTTGTAATTGATAATATATCTGATAAATTAAATGGATTTAAATTATCTAATTCCGAATTAAATAATGAAGCGTCACTATTAATAAAAAGTATAGGTTCTATCCCTGCCGTGTGTCTACCAATTGGATTTGTATCAACTACTTCTGGAATACCATTCATAGTAAATAGTGTTGGTGGCCCACTAAAGTTAAGAGTAAATCCTGTTGCGTTAAGATTTGGGAAATAATCTACTGGTCCAGGATGTGAATATCCACCCAACGATGTTGGTTGACCTAAATTATTACCAGTAGGAGAACCTAATGCTGTTCCAGCTCCAACGGCTAAGTCACTTGTTAAATTAACTAATCCCATATTACACTCCACCCTCGGCTAATCCTTTAACTTTACCAGTTAAAGTATTCATTAAATCTGTATTAGCAACATTTAAAGTATCTATAGCAGTTTTAATTCCATCTAATTTCTCATTTGTTAAAGTCATATCCGTGACATTCATAGCCGCTTCAGATTCTGCTCCAGCTTCTTCTCCACCACCTAATAACATTTGACCTAACATTCCAATACTACCTAAAGCAAGTAATACAGGTAAAGCAGGTAACAAGGCTAACGCTCCAATGGCTAACAAACCCATTCCCATTCCTAATGCACCAAACGCACCAGCTAAAACAAATATTCCACTAGCTAATGGAACTAATGTAGACAATATTGGTGTAAAAGATGTAAGACCTTCCGCTAACATTCCAAAACCAGTTCCTATCGCTTGTATAGCGTATCCTAATACAAGTAATGCCGCGGCCATAATTAACATGGCGGCCGCACCCGCTATTATAGCAAGAGCACCAACACCACTCATCATTAACGCTCCAATAGCTACTAACACTAATACTAATCCAAGTAAAGCGACACCAGCCTTAGCTAATGAACTCCATTCAACACTTCCAAACTCTTGTAGAGCTTTAGCAGTAACAAATAACGCCGCTGCAACAATCAACATAGCCGCGGCCCCCGCTAATACTTTCGTTGGGTTAATTTTTTCTACAAATTTAAGTGGATTACTATCCGTACCTGGAGTTTTATCTGGTAGTTTAGGCATTTTCATTTTATCTTTAATTTTACCTGTTACGCCTCCAACAAGGTCTTTACCTCTCTTGGCGGCCGCCCCTGCTAAATCTTTAGCGTACTTTGCCGCTCCAGTCATATGTAACTTTGCGGCTAACCATCTTGCGGCTTCTATCGCGGCAGTTTTTGTAGCGTCAAGTATTTGTGTTTTACCAGTAAGTTTACTCAAAAGCCACATACTTGTAAATATACCAAGTATCCAAGTACCAATATTGCCAAATTCATTCATAGCCGTAATTATTGAAGCTAATCCACTTATTAATTTTACTACTGCAAATACAGCAATTCCAATTGGTAATAACGCTACCATAAGTATTGGTTTTAATACTTGCCATACTTCTAATAAATCTTGACCAAGGTCTCTGATTAACTTCATTACATAAGCCATTCCTTTTGCTGTAGCGGCTTGTGATTTTGTTTGTTTGTTAAGATTGGATTGATTAGCTACCATCTTAGATAATTCAGTAACACTAACACCAATAGACTGTGCTAACGCCCGTCTTTGAAGAACGTTCATTGCATTAAATTCTGCTTCAGTACCTACATTTTTTAATATTTCTTTTTGTAAACCCTCCATATCACCAGAAAGTGCCATTGAACGAGCTTTATCAAGATTTAATTGTCTACCAAGTAGAATTTCGGCTTCCATTTGTGATTGAATACTCGATTCAAAATTTAATAAGTTATCTGCTATCTTAACCGATGTATCAAAGTTAATACCAAGTTTCTTTGCTTGTATAGCCGCTTTAGCGACATTCAAACCACCATCTTTAGCGAACGAAGCAAACGCTTCAGTATTTTGAGCTAAATCCTGCATAACTTGACCTGGTGCTACACCCTCGGCTTGAGCTAAATGACCAACAGTTTTTGCCATTTCAAATGCCGCTTCTTCTGACGCGGCACCAGTAGCTTTCATCGCTACCATTAAGTTAGCCGCATTAGTTCCACTTACACCCAATTCGGCTTTCATCTTAGCCATACCACTTAACAATTCTGGTGTTACTGCATTAACTCCACCAAAGTTATCCATCAATCCAAGAGCCGCGTCCTTTACATCTCCGGCCTCAACTCCTGCCATTTTAAATGCCGCGGCTGTTTCCGATATTTGCATCTGTAAACCGGCGGCCGCTTCATCACTAATACCTAATTCTGATTTAAGTTCCATTGCCCCTTTAAACATATCATATAGATACTTACCAGCTAACAATAACCCAGCACCAAGAGCCATAACTGGATTCATAGCTATAGCTTTTAATTGAGCTCCGAATGCCATGGCTTGGGCATTCAAAGCTTTCATACCTGCCCCAAGGTTCTTTGTGGCGTCATGTTGTAGTTCTTGTGCTTTAGCTATTTTTTTCTGTACCTCTAATCTTCGTTCGGCGGTATTAAGAGTTTCAAGAGCTAATTTTTGTTCATCTGCTGTCAAATCATATTGACCAGACATTATTTTAATTTTTTCTTCAGCAAGTTTTTTCGCTTGACCACCAAAATCTACTGCTTCAAATGCGGCCGTACCAATAGCCATTTGAGATTCATTTAACCTACTTGAATTATCTATTTGTTCTATTAAAAGTGACGATATGTCTGTTTGAAAATCAACTGCAGTACCACTTACATCGGCTACTCCCTCCATTTGTGCATTCAAATTTGCCGCTCCAACGGCCGCTGATTTACCCATTTTTGCTAATTTTTTTGTTAAGTCAATACCAGTGTCTAACGCCTTATTACCTTGTTCTAATACTTTTTCTCCTTTTTCAAGTTCCGCTGTTGCTTGTATATTGTGTTTATTTCTTTTTTCGTAAAGTTTACCTACATCTTTTTCTAATTGTTGTCTGTCCTTGGCAGTAAGGAGCCCTTGGTTCTCTTCTTTATTAAGAGCCTTTCTTAATTTAAGCTTCTTTTCTAAAGCTTGATTATCTTCTTCTGTAAATTGAGCTGGTCTTTTAGGCATTAGTTAATTCCAATTTATTACCAAACTTTACTTTTACCAAGTTTTTTCCATTTTTTATGTAAATCCTCTTGGTCTTTTCTTAATTGTTCCAAATCTTTTTCAATTTCTTTTTCTAAACCTTTTAATTCTGGATGACTCTTTGTAGCACCTTTAACTACATCCCTTGGTTTAGCACCAGCACTTACTCTACCAAACAAGGTATTAATAATACCTTCATAGAATACTCGTTGGTCTCTTTCAACCACTGGTTTTATACTTTCTAATTTAAGGGAACGAAGTAGGTCTTTGAATTCGGCGAATGGTTCTAATACTGAGTCGTAGTCACCACCACCTATAAGATTATCATTTGGGTCTGTTATTTCGTATTCACCACCACGTTTGGTGTGTTTCAAATTCATATACGCACCACTTATTGCAATAACTTGTATGGTATCTCTCATTTGAAGAACTTTTGGTTTTTTAAGAAATTTTCGTGCTATTTTCTTAACATCATTAATATTTTCCATTATATTTAACTCCTGATTAAAACGGTTTGTTATGGGAATTTATCAATAATAAATATCAGAAAATATAAAATTTACTCTATCGTTTACGAGATGGTGGGCGGGATACACTCTTTTTATTAGCTTTATCGTATTCAGCTTTTTCTTTCTTATAAAACTCTTGCATTTTTAAGAAATAGAATCTACGAAGCCAAGTAGGCATAGTATAGACTGCGTCATAGGTAAAGCCACCTTTACCATGAAATACTATTTGAAATATTTGTTCGTGTATTTGGGGTTTATTTTCCGGCTTTAGGCCAAAAAAACTCTACCGTCATAGGGACGGTGATTTCTACCTCCTCACCTGAAGAAAAATCAATAATGATATCCAAGTCTACATCGGGTGTTACAGACATGAGATGGTCTCTAAATTCTTTCGAATCACGAGACAAAAATTCATTGTTGACAAAGTTATTAATAGTTGCGACATTTTTATCACCATCTATAGATGTAATAACTTTTTTTAATCGTGTAGTTACTTCGGATTCAACTCCTGTTTTCTTAACCACCTTACGTAAAGCTTTAAGTTCGGCTGTAATTTCTTTTTCATCACCTTGTGTTAAAAACTTATATCCTAACACTCTTTTAGAAAAAGGTAATTCAAATTCAAAAGTAGCTGCGTCAAAATCTACATCTTTATGTTCAAGAGTAGTCAAATCTAACGTATGTGATTCTTTTTCTCCAGTTGCTGGGTCTTCCAACTCAAAAGTGTATTCTTTACCATATCCAAGAACACGAGAAGCTATCATAACGGCATTCTTATCACCGATGAACATATCATCCATGTTAAAATCACCAACTACTAAAGATTCTAACAATACATCAATCACTTTACCTTGTTTAATAAGATTTTGTGACGTTAGTATGTCCTCTTCTTTAGCAGTCATATATTTGACTTCAACTTCCCCACTTGATAAAGGATGTTCTTCTGGATAGAAGTTACCTTTAGATGGTAAAGTTACAACTTCAGTTGGAAATTTAGGCTTTTCTTGTTTCGCCATGATTTCTCCTTGTTTAATAAAACTAATTAAATAAAACTCTTTTTAATAAATAGATATGTAATACTAAAAACCTTCAATAAAAAAGGGAAGTCCACCACAAACTTCCCTCTCTTCCACCAATAAAATAATTAAAACTGTAATATTGCGTAATCGTAACGAAGACTTAATGTAATCTCGGCTGGGTCACTAGCTGCCCAATCTAAATCGTTAAATGCGGCTGATACAATAAATGCACCTTTTAAAGTCCATTCTTCTATCTTATCTCCAACAGGACCTAACATATTAATTGTAATATCTTTCTTATAAAAATCAGAATATCCATCACGTCCAGTTACAGATTCTTTATGTAATCTTACCCATTCCATAACAGCTTGTGCACCACTTGGAACAACTGGGTCATATAAAGTAATTTCAATTGGCTCCCACGAACCTTTACCTTTTACAAATCTTTTAACATTAATATGATTTAATTCAACTTCCTCAAACGTAATACTCGGTCTATTGGCAGTCTTAATTAAATACGCGGGAATACCTTCAACATAAAGGATATAACGATTCTTCGTTTTTGGTTCAAACGGAGTGAACATTATTTCTGAAGGGTCGAGTAATTCAGCCATTTTATTATCTCCAAATTAATTAAATTTCTTATATATAAATATCATCTACTTCTAAAAATGTATTTCATCTAACATCAATAATAAATATCATATAAACAAAAAACCCCTCAAAATGAGGGGTTTTAAGTTTTAACTTATTTACTTATTCTGGAAACGTAGCTCCCGTAGGAAGTACAACAAAATCAAGAACAATAAACTCAGCAGTTCTCGTAGGTTGAATATAGATTTGTCCAACAAGACGATTTCTATCAACAACATCTGGTGTGTTGTTAGATTCATCCATGACAACTCTAAACGCACTCAATCCACTATTAGCTTGTACTGAATCCAAGAAAGGATTAACAATATTCAAGAAACGATTACGTGTTCCAGCAGTATTCTGTTCGAACACAAGGTATCTTGAAGAAGAAGCAATAAACTTCTTTAATCTAATTAGCAATCTACGTACATTTACTCTATCCAACGCCGATGGTTTAGCTTGTAAGGTCTTCTGACCCCAAACACAAACACCTTGACCTGGGAATGAAGCAATTGGGTTAACCCTATCTTCATAAAGGTCATCACGTTCTGCGTGAGTTAATCTCGTTTGAGCTTCAAGTACGGTTGTTAAACCACCACGATTCAATCCAGCTGGAGCGAACCATTCATGAGCTACTTGGTCTGTGTATGCAATAACACCAGGTAACACAACTGAAGGCGGAACCCATACAGGTAATGATGTACCAGAATCTACTATTTTTACCCAAGGGTAATAAACAGCCGCGTAATTAGTATCTAATGTAGATACACGACTTGTTATAGTAGAGATACTTTCACCATGTATAGAAGCATCCATAACATAAAATGCATCACCACGTTCTTCACACATATTCATAGCTCTAGCACTAACTTTACTATGTAGACCATGTACGATACCAGGTGTTACTAACAAATTGATATCGAACTCATCAGGATTACTTACAGCATTAATAGCTTTCTTGTAAACAGTAGTTCCCATAGTTGTAGCAGATGAACAATCAAATCCCATCACATTTGTATTTAGTATGTTAGCACCAGTATTCTTTGGTGTTGCGGGATTCATTCCATCAAAACCACCTTGTAGTGGTAAAGCGAACTTACGTTGACTAATATGTGAATCGGCCAATGTAATTTTATCTGAACCTGTAGCATATCCATTTGTAGATGATGCCGATGGATGTCCACTCATGTTTTCTAATGACATTGTAGCATTATTACCAGTTCCAGCACTTATTGGTATTGGAGCTAAGTAAGCAACATTGTCCCAGGCTTTTCCATTATCATTGTATGTATACCAATAATTAAAGTCAAATCCATATGGAACTGTTGCGTCAAACTCTAATGTTTCATTAGTTTGTGAAGTCACCAATTTAGCAGCATCAACTCCAGTTGTACCTGGAACAGTATTTGATATTGCTGAGTGACCCATCGGTACTACAGACTTTGGTGCGAACTCAAGACCAGAATAATCACTAATATAAATATGATTGGACATATTTGGCCAATCTCCATTATATGTGAGTTTCCCAGCTGAGTCTATAGTTACATATCTATCACCAACAACTCTTGGTAAATAGTTAGTACTTGACGCATCAAAATTTAAATTATGCCAAGATTCTATTAACGCCCCATCATCAACATTATGAACTCCAATACTAAATGAACCATAGTCTGAACCAGCAATACTACCAGCCGCTTTCACATTAGAAACAACCACAAACACATCATCGTTTACATTTGAACCATGTGAACGAGTATTAACCTTAAATAGATTAAAACGTGCATTATTAATCAATTGTGATTGTACAGTTGGTGAACTAGCATTTGAGTAATCAGTACTGGCAAAATCTATAGTATCTATAGAAGCAGAAACACTGGGTGATTCGGCCGATGAGCCTGAACCAATCCAGTTCGTTGTTGATTGTGCGTTTTTAAAATTAGCATATAAGTAAACTGGAACAGTAATTCCGCCAGCTCCCGTTTGAGTTTGAGCATCAGTACTAAATACATTTTCAATGTAATTAGCACTTCCTGTATCAAATGATAAAGTTACACTATATGAAACTGTATCTGTACCATTCACAGTCAATGTTGAATCAGTTGAAGTAACATCACCACCAGTAATAGTTGATGTTGATAAATCTCCTGCTCCACTAAAATCACCTTGTGACGGTGCGAGATACGCTAACGAGTGTGTAACACCAGTTGCCGCATCTGCTCCAGATATAGCATATAGTTTAATAATATCATTTGAATACCCATCTTCTCCGAGAACTCTGACGATAGTAACCGTACCAGCACTCCGTAGATATTGTTCTACGGTATAAGGTGTATAATAATTCTTCGTGACATCCCCAAATATATCCACAAATTCATTAAAATTGCGAACAACTGTAGGAACAAAAGCAGGCCCTTTAACGGTAGGCCCAATTATTGCCGCTCCAATTTCCCCAATAGCTTGTGGTAAAAATGAAAGGTCTTTCTCACGAGTAAATACACCAGGACTTACGATTCTTTCGGCCATTATATTTCTCCTAATTAATTAGTTTTAATTTACGCATGCGAATATATAACATATTCTTAGATATAAATAGTCAACAAAAACTTGAAACGATTATATGTAAGATTTTATTATTTTTCGGTTTGTGGTGGTTGTTCTATTGGTGTAAAAGTACCAGTAGTTGGGTCTAATGAACCAGGCCCATATTTTTTATTTAATTCGTCAACTAAATCACGTTCATTCTTTTGTATATTAGCATAATCAACTTCCATTTGTGCTTCTTGTTGTTCTAATGCATCTAATTGTTGCTTCAACAATATACTCTGAACACGTAATTGTCCAAATTCAATAGTTTTACTCTGATATGAAGTTTGAAGTTCTTGTAACTTTTTCATTTCATCTTCAGAAAATTTAATAGTATCTGCCATTTTATTCTCCTTATAACAGTTATATAACTAACAATAAGTATCTAATTTTAACACTAAAAGTATTATTTATTTTTTAACTCTTCTTCTAAACCTACTACTCTAGCTTCTAATTCCTTAATAGCCTCTACCAATATTGGAATTATATGAGTCTTATTAACACCATAGAAACCTTCTTGGTCTTCAAAACTTACTTTATGTGCTTGTGAACCTGTAATTTCTTGTGCAATAAATCCATATTCTGTTCTATCATTAGTATTATCTGCATTCCTTGTATTACCTTCTTCTTCGGTCTTCCATTTATAAGTTACACCACGTAATTCTTTAATTGTGTCAAGTGATTGTGATATAGTATTAATTTCTTTCTTTAATCTTACATCAGAAACACCCATTATTAAATGACCAGTTCCAGACGCGTGTACATCAATAGTACCACCAGTAGATAATGAACTTATTATAACTCCACTAGCTGCACTCATACTAATTTGTTGAGCATCATCATCAATTTGTATATGTGTACCATTACCATATCCAACCCAGTCATCATCACCAAGGAATATATTACCTTCAGATTGTAATCTTGTTACTTCGTTAACATCATCAATAGATAGATACGTACCAAGTGAGTAACCTCTCATATCACCGAGTGAACCTACACCAACTGTAGATAATTCTATACCACCACCAGCATCTGATAAACTCATGTATGTGTTATTACCGGCTGTTGTATGGTCACCTACTTTAAATATTACAGAACTACCATCAAATGTCATATTTGGTTCAGCTGTACCAGTTCCGTCTCCATCCGAAGTTATAACTCTATTATTAGCATCTGTAGCTAATGATATTACACCACTTGAACCACTTGAACCACTTGAGCCACTGGAACCGCTTGAACCACTTGAACCACTTACGGTTACACCACTTGAACCACTTGAACCTGAAGAACCACTTGAACCACTTGAACCACTTGAGCCACTTACGGTTACACCACTTGAACCACTTGAACCACTTGAACCTGACGAACCACTTGAACCACTTGAACCACTTGTTCCACTTACGGTTACACCACTTGAACCACTTGAACCACTTGAACCGCTTGAA